TACGGGTTCGAGAAGCATGAATAAGGGCTTCATCTATTTCGTTTAAATCCTCAGTTTCTCCATTCATAACTTTTCCAACCAATAAAGAAACCCTAGACAATTTGGCTAGGGCTTTAGCAGAGATAGTGAAATCTGCTAACGCAAGTGTAACACAGAAAAGTGAAAACTTATGCAAATCAGAGTGTTGAGTTTTTGGCTTTGATGATTGCAGAGAGATCATACAAACTACCTCGCCTTTCTACTTTGTTTGCTTTTATTAAGTTGTAAACAGTTCGTTCAGTAGTTCCCATCCAAGCCGCTATTGCTTCTACATCTAAATAAAACTTTCTATCAGGGTTACTCATTGCTAAGGCAATTAACCTAAGTACTGACCAACTCTGCTTGCATCCAAAGCAAGTAACATCATCCATAAGATTTTCAACATCAATTACAACAAATCTTTTGCAATCATCAGTTGGGCAAGGAATCCTTCTTGCCTGCTCTGTAAATCTTTTTGCGGCTGATCTGCCTTTAGCGTTGAGGCCATAAACCTCACTGGCAAATTCTACCGCCCATTCCTGGGCTAGGCTCCATTCTAAGTGGGAGCAGTGGAAATCCACTGTTGCCTGAACCTCAGCATCAATGGTTGGCTCCTTGCGTACTAGGGCAGGTGGGGTTAGTTTCCTATCTGATCTGATAATTACCTCCCAAGAATGCAGGGTTCGCAGCAGGTCAGTAGCCACTGAGAAATCTAGGGCTGAAACATTTACCCCAATACTTCTCTCAGCGCTTGCCTTACCTGATCCACTCCTGCTTGGGGTAATAAACATCTGAGATTCAAAATGTAGGTCAGGTAGTTCAACTAGGGAGGATTTAACTTTCATAAAACAAACTCGGCAGGCACCTTCAACCTGGGTGGTTCTGCTACATACTTGGCAGTTCATCAGAAGGGTATCTCCTCTAGTGTTGGTTTTTGGATTATCTTGCGATTCCAATAATCAGGTGGCTCAGATTCAAATAAGGTAAATGTGCTGCATCGATGCTCGGCCAAGATTATGGTTTCAGGTTTAAACTCTGACCCAACCACATAAGCCCCGATTCTTGGGGTTACCTCAAAACTAACCAAAGTTCGATGGGCCTCATAGGTTCTGATCTGGCTAACCTTCTTAACTATCTCCTCTAAAATGTTGAGCCGCTCTGTATCAAGTTTGGTAAGAAAACCTGCTGATGAATGACCTGCCCAAATAAGTTTTCCACAGGCCTTACAGTTTATAGGTTTGAAATCAAGATAACTCATAGAACTGATCCTCTGAGCATACCGATCCACCGATCCGCCTCCCCCCTAAAGGGGGGGGAAGGCACGGATCGGTTGTTGGATAGAAATCCGCAGGATCGGCGGATCGGTTGCGGATCGGCGGATCGGTTGTTTTTCATAAGTTATCCACAGGCAAACTCTTTAGATCATTAGCCAAATATTGCATTTCATATTGGTACAAATACTTCTGGCCAACCCTACGAACCGATAGGCACCTACGATTTACTAAGGAATCTAAAATTACTTTGATATTGTCATTGCCAACTGATAGCCCATCTTTTCGCAATCTAGTAGTAATCTCATTCTTGCCCATCTCAACGCCGTGTTCTGCCATAAAGGTAGAAACCTGTTCCATTTTCTTTTCGATACTCATAACCTCAGCAGTGGCACCTTCAAGATTTATCTTGATATTTCCAGATGGCAGTGCCTTGATATTTGCCACCCCTAAATCTTTACCCTCCTGGCAGATGGCCCTGACAAAGCCAGGGCGATCCTTCGTAACCTTAAGCGCCAGGCAGCCGTCAATGCCACGGCCAAATGCAATCTCAACCTCAACTGCAACTGCGCAGCCATCTATATCTGCTCTCTTTGCTTGAGCGCCGATGGCGTAATTACCCCGATTATCTTTTGATTTAGTCACATGATCAATTGTTAAGATCGCCGCATTGTGTAATCTCATCGGCCTAAGAACCTCTTGGCTAAAGGATGTGGCATCCTTATTTTTCTCTAAATCCAAGCCCATTACATTCATTGCGGCGTTTACGCCATCAACAACGATAAGTGATGGCTTGAAGTAGTCTATTTTGCCCAATAACACCTCTCTAGCGCCCGCAGTAAGTGGTTCTGATGGGTTACTATACAGAAAGGTTTTAAACTGCCTTAAATCGGCTCCTAGCGTGTTTAATCGATTATAGATTCCTCTTACTGAATCCTCGAAGTCCAAATAGAAAACAGTGTTGCCTTTTTCTAACTCCTGGCGTACTGCCTCAAGTGCTATCCAAGTTTTGCCTGATTCAGATTCGCCAAAGAGTGCGTTGATCTTGCCAGCATAGAAAATACAATGACCATCAAGGCGAGCAAGAATTGAAGGCTCTGGTTCATCAAAAATATTATCGGCGTTAATAAAATCTGGAATCCAAGATGAGGTTGTTACCTCCTCATTCTCATCCCGCAAGGTAACAAGGGATGGTGAGTGAGTTTGTAAGTTTGCAAGAGTGTTTAGTTCTATCGGCTTGCCGTAGCCCTGGCTTCGCAAGGCAGAGGCAGCAGCCTTAAAATCACCTGCGTGTTCTAAGGTGGCGAAGGCTGCGAACTTGGAATAGGAGTGCTCTGATTCAAAGATTGTTGATGTGGTGAACACATATAAATTATCTTTGCCATTAAAATTTGTGGTTGCTGAGATTCCTTCATTCTTTCCTGGTCTGCGCCAAGCGGTTGCATCGTTTTTGGTATAAACCTTTGACCAGCCAAGGGGAGTAAGAATTTGATCCCAAGAAACTTTAGAGTTGTAATCATCCCCTGGGAGAGCAAGATTAACTTCCCTGCTCTTAACCTCTTGGGCAATGTTTTCAATCTTAGGCATTTCATCAAAGCATTTAAAGATGGAGAACAGTGCTTCACGCTCGGCGATAGTGATAGAAGGAATTGTTTGGATTGAACCACTTAACATTTTCCAAGGCTCACCTGATGGGTGGCACGCCCCTCCTGATGGAGCCAGGATTACAAAGCCGCCTTCACCTCTAGTTTCACAAAGTACATCAACTCCGCCGTTTTCACCTGGCCGCCTTGCAAGTTTCTGGTTACCTGGAACTTGGGCATCTGAGATTTTATACAGCCAATGGATTCCGCCCGATGGTGTTACTTCGCAATAACCTTCTTGAATCTTTTGCCAGAGTTCGCCCAGCCCTGAGTTCTCAGCCATATCTTTAGCCTGAATATGAATCTGGGCTGCTACTGCTCTACCTTCAAGTTCTAGCATTTCTAAGTTACCTGATACTGCGCCGCAAATGGCGCCTACACCTTGCTGAGTTCCTTTGCCAAACCAATCCATTAACTCCCCAGTAGTTGGGCGTTCCTCTTGATATTTACGCCAGGAAAATGGTGCTGGCTTTTTACTGCCATCAACAGAAACAGGAACTACTGAGATACCTTCTTTGGCAAGTTGTAGCGCTGCTAGGCAAATATCATTCATCAAAATAACTTTTCATCTAAGTCGGAGAGTGCAAACTCAATTCTTGCTTTTGCGATTGGTAAGTATTCATCAGTTAATTCAATGCCAACAAAGTTGAAACCTTCATACATTGCAGCCTTGCCAGTTGAACCTGAACCTAAGAATGGATCAAGTATCGTGCCGTTCGGTGGCGTAATTAATCTGCATAGGTATTGCATTAGGTCGGTTGGTTTAACTGTTGGGTGATTATTTTTACTAGGTAAGAATGGTCTATTTTCTCTTTCAGGTATTGCTGCTCCCTCAGTTTTCCATTCCTTATCATCTAAATTCTCACACCCCTCATTGCGATCACGCTTATTAGCCTTGGCACAGTAAAAGAATCGGGCAGGTTCGCCAAGTGATTCATTAACCTCATCACTGCCATCGTGAATAAAGTTGGCGGGGAATCGGCCAATTTGGTCGGGTGATTTGTAGTCTGCTTTCAATCCTGTTTTCATAACTTCGCCTGGTGACTTGGCACTCCCCCCTACCATCAAATCCGTTCCAACTCTAGTTCCATCAATATTAATTCCACCTACTCCATAAGTTAAAACATTATTAGTAACCGTGCCTTCAACTGGTTTGCGAGCCAGCACTATCGGTTCGTGCGCTGGTTTAAGTGCAGTTCCCCAGCCCTGCCATTGCTTCGCGGCGGCGGTGGCGGGAATAGTTACATCAACCATTGTTGCGCCAACTTCATCTGTGTTGTGCCAGTTGTATCTACCACCATCACCCTTAGTTACACCTTTGTAAGAATCAACAACCTCACGCTCTACACCTGATGCTTTATCAATTGCTTTATCTATGTTCAACGACTTAGGAAACCCACTGCCATAAACCCACATAATCTGATCTCGGATTTCAAAGCCTGCATCCTCAATTGCAACTGCCATGCGGTGATAGGTTCGACTGCCGCTAAAGGCTAGTAAATGCCCGCCTGGTTTCAATACCCTTAAAACTTCTTTCCATAATTTGGGATCGTTAGCAATCCCAGTTGAATCCCAACTCTTACCCATAAACCCAAGTTCATAAGGTGGATCACACACTACTGAATCAATTGAGTTATCTTTCATAAGCGGTAAAACTTGCCTCGAATCACCCTTAAATAAATTGAATCTATCAGAGAAATAATATTTGTAATCGCCTAAGCATTCATCGTTCATATAGACATCCACCCCTCATATTGAGCATCTGGATTATCTTGATGCCATTGTTCTTTTAATTTGTTTTGTTTCTGCCAATTAATTTCGTGTGTTGGTTGATTACAAAGATCGCAGGTTTGTTTGTTAATAATAGAAAAGATGTGGATGCAATCGCCATCACGCATTATTTGCCACCCCATCCACTTCCTTTAAAGATTGCAGCAGGTGGGAAGTAAACCCTGCGCATATCAGCACCACATTTATTACATTGAGGCGGTTTAATCTCCTCTTTAAAACTACTTTGCAACTCGGTATTGATGTTGCATTTACTGCAATTGAATTCGTAAAACGGCACTGCAACCCCCAATCCGAGTTTGTTTTTTAAGTGCAAGCGTTGGAATCGAACCAACTTTTCCCCCAGGAAAGCCGCCAGGCGCTTGCTATCTTGGCAATTAAAAGGAAGGTTAAAATTGCCAAGAATGTTTTAAACTGGTTTAGCCCCTAATTGTGCCAGTAATGCTGCAACTTCAGGAGTTATCGTGCCGTTCGCCGCAGGCACCGCCGCAGGCTGCGCTTGGGCAGGTGCGGAGGCTGTTCCTAAATAAGCATTTGCTTTTGCCAGTGCAGCCTGATCAGTGGTTGCATCCAGCAAAATCCAAGGAGCAGATTTACCTGGCTTTGCAGTTCCCTGCCCGATGCGGGCTAGAACCTTCTGTCCAATCTTTTGTTTTAAAGCAGAGCGCAGTGCAACATTGAAAAATAAAACACTATCGTAGGATTTATTGGTATCAAGATTCACCAAAGATACTTCAACTGCTTCAGCATCGCCGTGTATTGTTTTGATGCCTGTTTTGTAATCAGTTGGAGTTATTATTAATAACTGTCCTGCTAGGTCAGCAACCTTTGGGCCGCTTTCGTTCATCGATGGTGCTGAGAAGGTCATTCTCATTCCCCGCTTTCTGTTTGGTTTGTGGTTTGGATTGGGTGTTGCATTTGTTGTTGGTGAATTAGATTTGATTCTAACTCCTCTTTCAACTTTTTTAAATCATTTATAGTTGCTTCATCCAGGCTCATACAGTATCGCCAGCGCAGGCAATTGATTCATCTTTACTAAATGGTTGGAAATATGGGCAGTAGTTGCAAAGGCGGCTGCTCACCTTTGGTATAACTGCCCACATTGACGGAAACTGCTCAACATCAATTGATGTAAGCAGCGCATATAAATTATCTAATCTCGCTAGGGCCGCCACTGCGATTTGTTCATCGTAATCATAAAGTTCAATGTGCATATCATCTATGCCACCTGATGTTGGTAGATAGATAAGTGCAACTTGATTTACTAATAAGCCCTGTTGGGCTAAGCCGTATCCATATAGTTGAACTTGGATTTGTTGTTGAGTGGTAGCGCCACTACTGCGGCGTTCCTTAAGTCCACTAGCACCAGTTGTTTTCCAATCCATTACGATGCCACGAACCTCATCATAAAGATCAACAGTTCCTGATAGGCCACCTCTGATGGTTACCTTTTGTTCTGTTTTGAAACCTTCAATCTTTTCAAAGATTTCCGCTAGATGGGCGTGAATTGCAGTTCCAACTTGAGCAGCCCAATTACCATTAGAGCCTTCATTAGCCTTTGGAATATCAATTAACTTATAGGCTAATCTGCGCAAGCAATCGTGACCAATCTCAGATGGGCCAATAGATACTTGCTTGCTCCTTGGTGTCCAGGTGCCAGCATCGGTAATGATCTTTGCAATATCCATTGCCATTTGCTTGCTTGGTTTATTTGGTGCTACTAAGTTATTCATCATCCTCATCATCGTACTCATCTGGAGTTATTGGATTAAATGGCGGTGTATCAATCATTGGAGCAGGAATGATACTACTCATCATCTTGCTCCACGATTGCAAAACGCCGAGAGTTTGTAATAACTTCTAAAGTATCTAAAACCTGTGGCGGTAAAATCTCCTTCGCACGCTTTATATCAAAACGCCTAGTTTCGATAAAACTCCATCGAACTACTGGCCGATTTTGATACATACCAACTTCAGCATCGCCAAGAGATTGCTCGATGTGCGCTCTAGCAACATCGGCAACCTCTTGCCATTCTTTGATCTTGGCTAAAGCATTTTTGTAATTCTCTAGCCAAGAAGCGGTGTTGTTATCAAAATCAACAACACCTGTTTCGATTTCTACACTCACTGATTTACCCCCTTAGTTGTTTACCAGT